AAAAGTCATGATCATTTGCTTGATAGACAATATGACGAGGAAAACTACAACTGTGTTCATTTTGCTCATGAAGCTGCATTGGATCTATATGGAATAGACCGGGTGGAAGCACTTGAATTTTTTATGAAGCCTATTAAAGAAAAGGTATTTCTACCATCAAGGTTAAAACTTTTAAATCCACTGCCCATGCCCAAGGAAGGCTGCATAGTCGCCTTTCACTCGAGATACCGAAACAAGCCCCCACATGTGGGGCTTTTTCGTTTGGGCCGTGTTCTACATTTGATGGAAGGCGGAGTTACTTTTTTATCCGAAGAAGTGATCAAGGCAATGGGTTTTAGTCGGGTCAGTTACTATGATTAAGATTATTTATAAAAAAGATGCTTTGTCTGAAGAAAAGACGATTGAGCAGGCTCAAACCATCGGACAATGGCTTACTTCAAAATATGATTATATGCCTGAACATGTCCGTATTTTCCATACGACAAGTAATATGGATCATGCCGAAATTTCATTTGCGAATGAAGTCACGCCGAAAAATGCATATGAGTTAAAGCAGCTTGATTTCTTACCAGGTACTTTTATCGTAATTGAGAATCCTAAAGGTATTGAGCTTGGTGCAGCTGCATGGGCTGCTATTATCTCATTGGTTGTGGGGGTGGCAGTTGCATTATTAATGCCAGTACCTTCAATTACACAAACAAACCAAAATAACAACCAGTCTTCATCTGCAAATAACGAATTATCCAATCGTGAAAATAAAACTCGTGTAAATGGCCGGATTGCTGATAACTATGGAGCCGGGTGGAACACACCCGACCTAATCGCAGTGCCTTACAAAGTTTATGAAAATAACGTTGAAGTTGAACACGTTGTCGGTTGTATTGGTCGTGGTCACTATAAAATTAACGGTGCATATGACGGTGAAACCAATATTGTCGATATTGCCGGTGCATCGGTAGAAGTCTATCGACCAGGCGTTGATATTGTCTCGGGTGAGCCATATTTCTCGCTTGGTACCGAAATTACCACGCCGCCACTAACGGTTCAGCATCAAACTTCTGTTAATGGCCAAGTTCTCCGTCCAGCTGATACACAAAGCTTGGAAGGTACCAACTATCTTCTTTTTGCATATCCTAATGAGATCCTGCGGGCATCTGCAAACAATACGGATTTAACCACTAAGTTTGTAAGTAATGACCGGGTAGAAATCACCAATGCCTCATTCACGTTTAATGGCCAGACTTATGATTTAAACGGCACTTACAGCGTTTTATCGGTAGCTGATGATCGGATGGCTTTATCTAATCCAGCAGCAGTTAATCCAAATTGGTTAAAGCTAAGGGAATTATCAAATCAGCAAACTAGTGCTTTATCTCCAAAGCTTTCATCTATTGGAGAGAAGTGGATTGGTCCATTCATTTTGGACAATATTGAACGTAGTCGGGTGCTATGTAACTTTGTGGCCACCAATGGACTTTATACCGTTTCTGCAGGCGGAAATCAGGGCGCTGTTAATGTCACGATTGAAGTTGAAGTAACCCCGGTTAATGAATCTGGTGCAGCTATTGGTAATCCAATGCTGAAGCAGATCATTTTGAAAGGCTCGGCAAAGTCACGTCAGACCGTTAGTGCAACGCTGGATATGGTGACATTTCAGGGACGCTGTAGTGTCCGTGCACGCCGTTTAACTCCAACTCCGGCAGTTACCACTGTTGTTGATGAAGTAAAGTGGCAGGCGCTTTACGGTGCTTATCCTTTACAAAGCACAGTGTATGAACATGAAACAGTTTTTCGTGCACGTACTTATGCAACGACCGGAGCTTTATCTGTTAAGTCCCGTAAGATCAATTTCGATCTTCAGCGAATGTTGCCGACTTATAAAAATAGAGCAATGACGACAGAGCTATTCCCAACATCGAGTTTTGCTGATGCTTTGGTATCTATGGCACTTGATGACAAGATTGGCCGCCGTTCGATCGATGAGATTGATCTTGAAAACATCTATCGGACCTATAATGATGTAGTTGATTATTTTGGTACACCACTTGCGGCTGAGTTCTGTACCACAATTGATGATACAAACCTGTCTTTTGAAGAGCTGGTCACCAATCTATGTGATGCAGTGTTTTGTACCGCATATCGGCAAAACAATAAGCTCAAACTTTATTTTGAACGGCCAACTGATAACTCGGTAATGCTATTTAACTTCAGGAATATTATTCCTGATAGTTACAAGCATGATCTTACCTTTGGCGTGATGGATGACTACGACGGACTGATCTATGAATACACGGATCCGACCGACGATAGCCGTATCAATATCTATTTGCCGGACAAAGGAGCAAAGAACCCGAAAGAAGTGAAATCCGTTGGGGTGCGAAACAAGTGGCAAGCTCATTTTAATGCTTACCGGCTCTGGAACAAGCTTCGCTTCCAGCGTAAATCTATCACCTTTGATGCGGCACCTGAATCAGAATTACTGGTTTTACGTGACCGGATTGCTGTAGCTGATTATCGCAATGGTATTCATCAAAGCGGGGAAGTGGTACAGCAAGAAGGTTTAATCCTCACCTTAAGCCATGATGTAGATTTCATAGCTGGCAAGAGCTATGTGATCTATCTGCAAATGGGGGATGGCACAGTGGACCTTATTCCTGTTACCGCTGGATCTGCCAAGAACAAGGTGGTTTTAGGGCGGTTACCGAACGGGGCCTTAAAGCTAAGTCCTGATGATTTTGTAAATACCATCTATACAGTAGTTAATGACGATACCAAAGGCTCACTGCCTTATCTAGTCGCAAAAAGAGAACCGGCTGACCAGTTCTCTAATACAATTACTGCAATTAATTACGATGAACGGTATTACCTCAATGACAAGGATTTTATTGATGTACCGGTTGATGATTCACCGATCTACATTCGATATGACCAGCTTGATATTAATCTCGCACGTTTATATCAAATGCAAAGAGGTGATTTACCAACGACTGGAGAAATTAGCTTTGTAGTTGAAGCTGGTGCGCTGGTTTCAAGCTCAAGTTCTTATCGACCTGAAACAAGGATGGTTTATAAGTTTGACTATAATAATAGTCCTGCAAAACGAGAGTATATCGTTCCTGCTGCAACTGAATTACCAGCGATAGATACAGGGGAGTTCCCACCTGATCTGGTGGTGAATCTAACGATTAAAGGCTCAGTTGTTGGACGTGGTGGAGATGGCGGGTTGCCACATCTAGCTTACGGAGATTGGGAAAAAGATTCTGACTTCAATTTTACCAAAACCCGGCGTGATGGTTTTCAGGGTGCACCAGGTTTATTGAATCGACACAGCAAACTAAACCTGATTATTGATGGCGGCACTCTAGCTCGAGGTGGATCTGGTGGTGGAGCAACACCAAGTGGTATTTACACTGGATTATCTTATGGGGTTCAGGGAATTCCCGGTGGTGCTGGAGCACCATTTGGTCGGGTCATGACTGGACAGCCGATTTCAAATGACTCACAAGATTATCGCCTCTATCTAGAGAGTTATTTATTGGTTATGAAAATCACTGATGCTGAAGCTTCGGTACCCGGTAAAGGTTACCGAACCCAAAATGACCGTTATGGGTCTCCATTATCAGGTGATGGTGGAAACTGGGGCGAACGTGGCACCAAGTCCACCAATGATGGAACATGGAATTGGCAATACCATGGAACGACTGAAGGTCAGCCGGGGCCGGGCGGACCTGCAATTGTTGGGGTGGCACCGCTAACAACTCAATTGATTAACGGAGGGAAAATCTTACAAACCCTTTAAACTTTAAAAGAACTTTGAGCACCCAATTCGGGTGCTTTTTTATTGCCTATGATCTGGAGGATGGCATGCATGAACGGTCAAACAAATAGCGTAGTCGAAGCAGCTGCAAGTACGGCAGCCGCGACAGCAACAAAATTTACTTATGGCTATGTAGTAGGGGGCAGCTTGATTGGTGTAGTTGGCAAAATTGATTGGGCTGTTGTCTTTTCAATCTTAATCGGTTTAGCGACCTATTTTACTAATCTCTATTTTAAGCGCCGTGATGAAAAGCGTAAGAACGAGATTCATGAGCTTCAAACCAAGCAATATGAGCTAACTAAGAAACGTTTAGAAGGGGAAACAGATGACAAGTGAACAGACTAGAGCATACCTTTCATTTGCTCTTGTGGGATTAATGTTTGTATTGGTGATTGCTTTATTTTTTGTGGAAATGCCGCGGGAAAATAGCACTCTTTTAAATACAGCATTGGGTTTTATTGCGGGGGCTATGTCTATGGCGTGTGGCTATTACTTCGGTAGTTCAGAGCTAGAAAAGAAAAAGAAAACCGAAGAAACCAAGCAATTGTAATTTACTAAATCTTTATACCGCCTTCGGGCGGTTTTTTTATATCTGAAGGAAACCGAAATGAACATTGAAAAATATCTTGAAGAGTTGATTAAACGTGAAGGCGGTTATGTAAATAATCCAGCCGATCGGGGCGGTGCAACCAAATACGGTATTACTCAAGCTGTAGCTCGTGAAAACGGCTATAAGGGCAATATGAAAGATTTGCCTCTTGATGTGGCCAAAGCGATTTATCGGAAACAGTACTGGATAGCTCCGCGATTTGACCAAGTAAATGCTGTTTCTTCTGCAGTAGCTGAAGAGCTTCTAGACACTGGTGTGAATTGCGGTACCGGCTTTGCAAAACCTCTTTTACAACGTGCTCTAAACTTGCTCAACAATCAAGGTAAAGCCGGGTATGCAGATTTGGACGTTGATGGTGTTTATGGTTCTAACACTTTAGGAGCTTTAAAAACCTATCTAGCCAAACGTGGGAAAGAAGGTGAGAAGGTTCTAGTGCGAGTGCTCAACATTATGCAAGGCCAGCGTTACATTGAAATCTGTGAGCGTAATAAAAGCCAAGAGCAGTTTTTCTATGGCTGGATCGCTAATCGGGTTGTTATATGAAAGTCTTTCATTACAGACGTTCAAAGTTAGCTTTCACAATTACATTGCTGTGCATTCTATTTTTAGGATGCACAGCGCATTCTATTCATAACAATATAAACGTTGGGATTTGTGTAAAAGCCCTTTGATGAGGGCTTTACATTATCATTTTTGAGGGTTCGTCAAAGTTATCCCTGAAAGTCCTTTGTGAATATCTTTAAATAATTCCAGCATCTCGTCGGATAATTCTCTTCGAGTAATATAGGTAGAATCAGATACTTGCCATGCCACACCTTTTTCTAATGAAAAAGTCGGGTAAGCTACACTACTGTCGGTTGTTTTGTGCTTTCGAGAAGGCTCAAACTTTGCTAAAGGAATTCTAATTCTTTCAAACTTATGTTTTAGATCCATTACGCGTTGTTGAAAATTAATATAGGTATTGTAGCTTGGTCGCTTGTCATCATTTAACGTTCTAATTATCTCATATGCAGCTAAAACCCACATAAAAGATTGAGCTAGTTGTTCATTTAGATAAATGTCTGTTAGTGTATTTTGTTTTCCATTTTCGAGTAGTTTCTTGTCAAAAAAAACTAGTCGAGCATCTAACCAGCCAATTTGTTGAACGGTTATTACAAAAAAAAGTGTCAACACCGGCTAAAGCATGCGAGTATGTAGTCCATTCTGTTTTTCTTTCATCATCACTTAGAATTAAGTATTGAAGACATATACTTTCTGGATTGTTCCTTAAAAGTGTAATTGTTTTATCAAGCTCTGATGAGTTCATATTAATACCGTTGTTTATTAATTTTAACGTAAGTCTCAATAATATATATTTAAAATCTGTGAGTAATTAGAATTATTTATAAATAAGGTTTGTTTTCTTCTTTGCCTATCTAATTATCATTTCTATAAGTTTGTGAAACTGCAATATATACTAACTGTTAATAATTAATAATTCATCCCATCGAAATGGATTTCTACTCAATTTATCCCGTGACATCGACCAGTTGCGACCAGGTACAAAGCATGGTCCGACCCCAATCTTTTTCTTTCCAAATTTACTATGGATGCCATCCATAGCCTGCATTAAAGATTCTTTTTTCTCTATGTGTTTAAAGTCCGTAAACAAGTCATAAGTATGGCCAGACTTGGGCTCTAGACAGGTGAGCACTACGCCGCATTTCTTGTATTTAATTCCTTCTTTATAGATCTCGTTCAACATCCTTGTTGCAGCTCTAACAAAATCTACCGCGCAGTCAGTCGGTTCAGAAAATGAACCTGTGATTGATTTGTTGTAGAACGGTACATTGGGGTCAAATGGATTTGATTGAACAAAAGCAATCATACATCCGCATAAAAGCCCTTCATCACGCAAGCGTTTACATGCATCTTGAGCATACATAGAGATAGCTTCTTTAAGATCCGTTAGTTCAGTTACGCGACCACCGAAAGACCGGCTTGCAACTATTTGCTTTTTTGAGGATGGGGTGTGCTCGATCTCAATGCATGAGATACCTTGTAATTCATAGATCGTGCGAGCCATGACAATAGAAAATTTCTTTTGCATTTCACGTGGTTCAGCACATGCCAGATCAAGCACTGTATTAACTCCCATGCTTTGCAACTTTTTTGAGTGCTTACGACCAACGCCCCAGACTTCACTCACATCTATTTGAGCAAAGTAGTATTCTTTATTGCACGGATCCATATTCACTAAATCACAAACGCTGTTAAAGCCGGGGTTTTTCTTTGCAATATGATTTGCAATCTTTGCTTCTGTTTTACTTCTGCCGATTCCGACACAGACAGGTAAGCCTAACCATTTCCAAATTTGTTGGCGCATTTGCTGACCAACTTTTTCTAAATCAAAGTTCTTCTCATAAGCGGTGAAATCAACAAAGCACTCATCAATAGAATAGGGTTCAACTTCTTCTTCAGTAACGTATGAGCCAAGAATCTTGTGAAAGCGCCGTGACATTTCTGCATACATTGCATAGTTGCTTGAAAGAACGATTACGTTATGTTGCTGAACAATGTCTTTAACTTGAAAAAGAGGCACACCCATTTTTATGTTTAGAGCTTTTGACTCATTGCTACGTGCCACGGCGCACCCATCGTTATTTGACAAAACAATAACCGGTCTATCATTCAAAGACGGATCAAAGACTCGCTCACATGAAACGTACATGTTATTTACATCGATGAGAAAAAATACTTTGTTCTCATGTTTCATGACTTAATGCCGTGTCATTTTAATGATATGAGTGACAACGCCCCAGATAATCAGTTCTTGGCCGTCCGCTAAATAAATATTTTTATATTCAGGATTTTCAGCTTTAAGCCATTGACCTTTTTCATCGATCATTAAACGTTTAACTGTGAATTCATTGTCAATTAGTGCAATAACGATATCGCCGTGCTTAGCATCAAGACTGCGATCGACAATCAACTCGTCGTCAATATCAATACCTGCGTTCAACATTGATAAAGAAGCCACTCTAACAATAAATGTTGCGGTCTCATTTTTAATTAAGTGTTCATTCATATCGAGTGAACGATCAATATAATCTTGAGCAGGAGAGGGAAAGCCAGCTGATACCTTTTCAATAGCTAATGGTATTGATAAATGCGTTGATGGAGTAACTAATTTTATTGAGGCGACATCAGTCAAAGCATTGCCAAGATTGAGATGTGGCTTTATTTCAATAATAAAAGGTTCGATAGTGCTCATAGTTACTCCTTGATTTTGTTACATAATCAAGATGATATGCTAGAGCTTGCTTTAAATTCAAATTTAAAAAGTTGTGGATAAATAATAACTAGTCGTAACTTGTCGCGTTATACGATGCATTTGGTCGGAAAATCAACGGTGCTAATTTGCACTTTTTTTTGGTTTTGGGAAGTAGTCAGCAGTAAATTCGCCGATCGGCATTTCAAAGAAAAATTGATCAGCATCTTCTTTTTTACAGTTCAACCAGTCTTCTCGATATTCTTCAGGGATAACAATAATTGATCGTTTCTCATCTTCAGGTTTGTGGAATTGGTTCATAAAAGGATGATTGTCTGCATTGATGGTTAGCATCGACATAGATCTAATTTGCTGGCCGTCAATTATTGTAGATTCATAAATGGCAGCCACAGTGAATGGCATGCCATCCTCTCGATAAATTCCCCATCTTTCCGCTTTGCCATTCACATATCTTGGTTCATAGATCTTTTCTACAGGTATTAAAGCAAACTGGCTTTTAGCCCATGCATGTCGAAAACTAGGCTTTTTATCAACCGTCTCTGTTCTAGCGTTGTAAGTATATTTTGAGAACTTTAAGTCATGGTTCCAAGGTGGAATCATGCCAAACTTAACTTGGCGCCATTCTATCTGGCCATCTTTAGAAAAAATAAGAGGGCAGTCGTAGCCAGGATAAACATCTTCTTTATAGTCGAATGTTGGCTCGAATAGATCTAGCAGGTGCACCCGGTCTTTTGAAATTGGTTCATAATTAGCGCACATGATTATTTCCTTATTTATTTAGTTTTAGTATGACAATTTTAGAGTAAAGGTTTTATATAATTATGTATGGAGTTTTCAGAAGAAAAGTCTAGTGAATATTTTAAGTAAGATATTAATATAATTTGTTTTTTGGAAGAAATGTTAAAATGAATTTATTGGAAATAATAGCTAAAAACTGTGGATTGGCAGTGGTGGACTCAGTAACTCTAGGGTTAGGTTCAGCTGTAAAAAATTCCTTTTATGAAATTAAAGATCACGTAAATCAATGTAATGATGCATTGTATCTAATGCAAATAAAAACATTTCTTGAGACAATCGATTTAGATGAAGGCGAAGTGAAAGATTTCTTTAGTAAAAATCAAGATAACAATCGACTAGGAATTGAATTATTTAAAATTTTAGAAAGTACATATATAGAAAAACAAGCAAATTTGTTAGCTATTAACTTTCAAAACTATTTACAGGGTAAGTCTGATAAAAGCCAATTTAATAAGTATATAAATTTAATAAAAAAAATTGATGCTCATATTTTTGAAGTAATTAATGATGACTTGCAATATCCTCAAAGGCTTCGTGAACAATCCATACCTTGTGAAGGATTGCCAAAAGATGCAACCGATTACAACAAATATTGGGAATTTGAAAATCTTTTAGTGAGTGATTTCAAAGATCTAGAAGTTTTAGGATTTATTGAGGAAGAAATAAAGGAAACTTCGGTTACATACAGCTCAGTTGTAAGCCCTAAAATAAAGAGAAAAAGAACGCGTTTCTATCATAATTTTTATATTGATCTTTATAGTAAACTAAAATAAAACGGGAATGGTCTATAATTCTTAAAAATGAGTTCAACTCCTATAGTGGGACTTGAACAAAAAAGAGACTGTTGTTAATCATACTTAATCAAAATTAAATGTTATACATGAGTTATACCAGCATGTTATACAGCAAAAAACTAGCTATAAAATCAATAGTTTAAAATAGTTGTTCAACTCCCGCCATCTCCACCAAATACCTAACAAAACATGGCAAAATATGCCAAGTTTTAAAACGAAAAGGCTTGATTCTAAAGGGATTGGGCCTTTTTTCTTGCCTGAACATAACTAAATATAACTAGCCATAGTGTACATGCACCGTGTACACTGCCTTGTACATTGCACATTTTGTTGAACTCGCTGGTGTACAAGCCATGAAAAGAACAGAAATCAAACGTAGACCGTTATCAGATACCGTACTAGCTAACCTTGAACCGGAATCAAAAGAATATCGGGAGCTGGACGGCGAAGGCTTATATTTCCGTGTAAAGCCTGATGGTAAAAAAGCATGGCTATTCAGATATAAAAAAGCAGATGGTAAATGGTCATGGCTGGGTATCGGTACTTATCCTGAATTATCAGGAGCAGGCGCAAGGAAGAAGGCTAGAGAGATAATCAAGGATATATCACAAGGTGATAATCCAATCATTACCAAGCAAGAACGTAAACGCCAAGAGCTTGAGCAAAATAATGCCACCTTTGAAGTATTGGCCCGTGAATGGCTGGATACCAAAGCAAATACTTGGGTAAAGGACACCATGACCCGAAACAAGGGTGCATTGGAAAAACATATATTTGCCATTTTTGGTAAACGCTTGTACACCAGCATTAAGCCGATTGAATGGATGAATCATTTAAAAGGTATTCAGCAACATCAAGGAATATATGAACAGGTAAACCGAGTTCGGGCCATGTGTCGTGATATATACGATTTTGCAAAGGTGACAGGCCGTATTGATTACAACCCATTAGAGGGGCTGCAAAAGTTCCTACAGCAGGGCGTAAAACAAAATATGTCACATGTGAGTGAACAGGAGTTACCAGCACTATTGAGGGCCATTAATAGCTACCCAACTATGGACGTTCGGATGGGCTTGCAGCTTTTGGCCATGTTGTTCTGTCGACCTACCGAGCTAAGGGAAGCCAAGTGGCAGGAGTTCGACTTGAATCAAGGGATATGGAATATACCAGCCGAGCGCATGAAGAAACGCCGTGAGCATGTAGTGCCTTTACCTAGGCAAGCTATTACCATACTAAATGAGTTAAAAACTTACGAAACCAATTCTGAGTATTTATTTCCGAGCAGATCAGACAAGAGCAAGCCAAAGTCGGACACAGTTTTCATTATGGCCTTGCGCCGTATGGGGTATGAAGGTAGACAAACACCGCACGGATTTAGGCACATTGCCAGCACCTTGTTAAACAATCGTGGTTTTGATGAACGTCATATTGAAGCAGCACTGGCACACGTAAAGGATGGCGTGGCAGGCGTATATAACAAGGCTCAATATTTAGATGATAGAAAAATCATGCTGCAATGGTATGCGAATCATTTAGAAGAAATTGCAGATCAAAGGATTATTCAGTTTAAAAAGGCTAAATGACAATATATGGCGAACTATTAGCCAATAAATGCACAAATATAGGTAAATATCGTTTATATTTAGATTACTAGGTATAGGCAGGCCAGCCGACAAGCAAGTCCCCAACTTGTTTACCTAGCTACTTTGGGGGATGCTTGGGAGGCGGTTTTGATTGGTGCTAATGAAGATTTGGATAATATTCCAAAGCAATTTATTTCAGTTAATGAGTTGCTAGAGATTTTTGCCGACCTTGAAAAAACTACCTTAGAAAAGTCCGCGCAATGGCTTATAAACAATAAACAAATTTTGAATGCAGCCAAAAAGCTAGTCCTTAAAAATGAATATACACTTGTCGAATACGAACATAGCGATAATGATTTTTATAACTGCCCAATTGAAGCGTTGTCGCTTATTGCTAGTGGCGAAGATTGCGACCCTTATAGTGATTACGTAGGCTTTTCTAGGTATGTAATATTAATGAGCTTGAAGGAGCTTGGCTTAGATATTGGCGATGCTTGATTAATAATAGTCGTGCTTATATTGCCAAAAACTGCCATGAATATGATGATAATTTTTATAAAAAGCAATGCGCCTATTTAATAAGTATGATTGGTCAAAGTCCTGCACTAGAGCTACCTATCCAGCAAGAAAAGGATATTAATAATACCTATCTCTTAAATCCAAGTAATCCGAACTATATCCCAGCATACGCCTTGCTTCTAAGAATACATCATGATTTAAATACAGTTGGCAGATTTGAGGGTACAAAACAGAAAAGAGTTGCCGATTGCCTTGAGGAATATGGACAGCACTACGGTGTACAAAATACACCGACCAACGCTATACACTTTTCAAATCTGATAAAAGTTAGAACTACGGCCAAAGATGAGGCCAGCACAGCTATGAAAAAAATACTTTCTCAAGAACAAAAATAATATTTTCTTTTATCAAAGTAATAATTACATCTTATTAAAATAATACTTTTTTAGCTATAGTGATAATTTGCGAAGAAAAATAATTTTTTTTGTCCGACTAATTAATATTTTAGTTTTTTAAATTCATATATTTAGGTGATTAATTTATATTTTTTAATAACAAAATAAAACCCATACTAAACCCATATTCTTTTGTATATGGGCTTTTTTATGACTATTAAACCTATCCGCGTTCAATTCAAAACCGCTTGTGAACTATTGGACATAAGCCGTGAATCATTGCGTCACATTCAGCGTACAGATGAAACTTTCCCGAAAGCAATAAAAATAGGTACTACCAAACAGGCTCCAGTCTATTTCGACTATGCCGAGCTTGTAGAGTGGCATAACAACCAAAAACAAAGCCTTGCAGCTATGGAGGCATAACCATGAACCATCAAACTGTCATCCTAGATTATCTCAAACAAGGCAAGACCCTAAGCCAAGCTGAAGCCATAGAGTTATGCGATTGTTACCGCCTAAGTGCTGTTATTCAGCGTTTACGCCTATTAGGTCATAACATTGTGACCCACCAAGAGCCAAACCTAAACAGCAAAGGCACTCATGCCCGATACGAATTAAAAGAGGTGACAGCATGAACGCCGTAACCCATTTCGATTTTAAATCCAGATCCGTTCGTATTGTCCTAGATGATAATCAAGAACCGTGGTTTTGTTTAACCGATGTATGTAAGGCTTTGGACATTTCAAGATCATCTGATTTATTACAGATTCAAAGGGGGGATGTTAAAAACGAAACCCCTAAGCGAAATGGTGCATTAGATTCAAAGGGTGTGGCGGATTACCACACCCCTACCAATGGCGGTATTCAAAAACTCAAATTTATTAATGAGCCGAATTTATATCGCATCATCTTTCGATCTAATAAAACCGAAGCGTTGAATTTCCAAAACTGGGTATTTGCTGAGGTATTGCCGTCAATTAGAAAAACCGGTTCATATTCTGCTAGACAGTCAGCTTATGAAGAATTGAACCGTTTATGTATGCAAGAGAAAGTATCTAAGGATAAAGGTACATTTCATAGTTTAGGTATGCACCGCCGTAAATATGAAAAGCATTTAAACGCCAAGCGTATCCAAACATGCAAAGCAAATTTACAGATTGCTTTTGATGGGTTACACCATGAATAAGTATGTAAACCCTGAATTTTTCAAAGCCTTTGACCATTACAAAGCAATGCTGGCCCAGTATGGGGAACATCACCCCATCACTGAGCAGGCCCTCATTTTGACAATGCACTACACGCCTGAGCATATCAAAGCGGAAATGCACCAAAAGGCAAAGGAATTAAATCTATTGCCACCCCCAAGCGGTTATACGGATGACGGCGAACCCATGTACCAGTTAGAGGACATTGCAAAGCATTTCGGCATTAGCTTTGAAGAAGCAGAACAGTGTTTATTGCAGATGATGGATAACCGCCAGCAAGTCGGATTATCAAATGACGGCGTTTTGATTGATTCAAATATTCATATCAACCGTGTGCAGTAAGGGCCAATAATGAAAAATGAATTATTCGATATTGCCAACATGCCCAAGTATGGTTATATTAATCGGGCTTTGAGCAAAATCTCAAAGTTAGCTTTGGTCGGCTATAAATGTAACAAAGGCGCACAGTCCGCTTATCGGGCTTTTTTTGTGCGTAATATCTCTATGCGTTCGCATATCTCTATGGCGAAGCTGGAGAGGGACACCTTCGGGTGTGCAGGTTTCCTTTGTTCCCTGTCGACCAACCCTTTTCAGCTTTGCCACCCTCATTTGGTCGTGAATGGCAAAGCTCTTTTAAAAAACGAAGGAGCGCATTAATCATGCCTAAAAATATCCATCAAATTACACGCCAGCGTATCGAGATTGAAGAATGTACTTTTGGTTTTAACCAAAGTATTCCAGCAATTAAAATTACAGTTGCAAATAATCTGACTGCATTATTACCTCGCCAGAAACTATTTGATATTCAGATATATAAAAATAATATTCTACCTTTTAAAAAAGAAGAAGAATTTTGGCATAAAGTAGACTGGTTCCCACCAGTATTTATGAATATGGAAATGATAAATGAAGGCTTTAAAGTAACTAATTTAAAAATTGGTTATCAAGATTATTTTAACAAAACTCAGCTTCAGGAGCGTTTTAGTGAGTTCTTCCCGACTGTGTATAATCTTTCAAATATCATTCCTATAACAATTCAAACATTGCCCAAGTCAATTTCTATTTCAAAGCATGTTCCTGTAATCAGAGAGTCTATTTTAGCCTTCTACAGTGGAATGCGAGTAACATCAGTAGCATCATTAATTCCAATTGTTGAAGATATTTTAAACTCGATCATTGAGGATGCCGATGAAGATCTAAAGTTAAAAGATAAAGTTCAGAGATGTATTGCACGTGCAAGAGAAAATATAACTTCCGATCATATATTAGGCGCTGACTGGATACCTGATGAATATATTGAAATTGATGTTTTAAAGGTAATGAATGAGCGTATTAGGATAATTGAATTAATAGGTGATTGGCTAATCAACAGCTTTTATGAAAAAACAAATAAGTATCAAAATTCATCGGGTTTTAATAGGCATTTTTTTGCACATGCAAAATCTGAAATTTGGCAAAACCCATCTAATTTTTTTAGAGCAATGGGTTTAATTCAGGCCTTAGCCTTTGTCGAATGTTTTGCAATGAAGCAATCAAAACTTTCTATATTTGCACCGCTTCCAGATCAAAGGTCTAAATCATTTCATATTGAAGTTTTGGCCTGTTTAAATAGTCAGCATACAAAAAATATTTTTCTTCAGCAGATACAAATAAATAATAATCTACCTTTTAATGTCATTGTATCTGATGATGGCTGGTTACGAAAGTCTGCTTTGCTGTCCTCTCAAATGAATGATGATATTGTCAAAAGATTGCGTAATACAGGATGGCAATGCCATTCATTTTCTGAGCCGGAGAAAGAGGGAGAGTTTATAACAATACAGGCATTTAAAAATGGAAGAAATATTAAAATTGCCCTTTTGTATTGTTGTGATACATGCAATAAAATCTATAAAGAACTTGAGAAAACATGTGACTATATACTTTATTTGGGCCCCCCCTATAAACAATCTTCTTATGCTCAAGGGGTGCAAAAACATGTGGGCCCTTTAAATGCTTGGTTAGTTCCCAATTAGCCGAGATTTCCAGTAAGTACCTTAAGAAAGGTGGCAAGGTTTATGTTGAGGGTTCATTGTGTACTGGGAAGTGGAAAGACTAAAAATGGCATAGATCGAGAGGTAACAGAGATTCGGGCGGATGTATTGCAATTGTTTGGATTATTTTATTAGACCATATTGGTGCATATTAGTTCATATTTTTGTATTCACTAATTGAAATATATTCACAAGTGAATACAATAGGATAAAAAGTTAACACTCTTATAGTGTTAAACCTTATTTAGCCCTAGTAAATGGGCTTTATAGCTTCTGAAGAATATTGGAGTACTCCTTTAAAGAGGCCTTATAAGAATTATTTAAGATCAAACATATGAGGGGGCTCATGAATGGTTGAACATCTAAAGATATATCGAGTTTCTATTAAAGCATGTAATACCTATGGCTGAATTCCCTATAGGGTAGGGGGGTTATTCCATCTATTGATTTAAAGAACTTTCACTGAATCTAATTATTTACTCTAGAGATGTATCATGTCTATCCAACATATTATTGTTCACGAAATTCGACGCGTTAAAGAAGAAAAAAAAAAGTACAGAAACATTAATTGCTAAGATCAAAGATACAGAGAATGATTTAAGATCATTAAATGGTGAATTAGCAGCAAAATTATTAAAACTTTTTTCTAGTTCTAGTTTAATGGTAGGACAGTTTTCTATTGGGAATGATACAGAAAAGAAACCAGCCTTTGAACAAGGGTTAGATAATTTTTATTCTGGTGAAAATTGTCTAGACTTTGTTGAAATGACAAGAGAGTTGGCAGAATACTTTAAAACTTTTCTTGTTGAAAATAAAAGTATTACTGGTGGTTTTCTTGTTTTTTTTGAGTTTAAAGGTGATGAACATACCAAGTTAGCAGTTGCTGTAATTAATAAATCGAATGCGACTGACATTAATCCTGATCTTAATTTTATTGCCAAAGAAATTCTGGATCTAGATAAATTGCATTTGGGTGCAACAATCAATATTACAGAGTGGCGTGATGAGTTTTCGGAACGATATATTCGTTTTAAAAATGGTCAGTCAGAACAGGTAACTGATTATTTTCAAAAATTTATTGGTTGTGAAGTCGATAAACAAGCTGCAAATGAAGAAACAAAGAAATTAAAAGAAGCTATTGAATCCTTTGCTACTGAGAAACTTAAACTACCCCAAACTGCTGCAGATGACTATCTTGCTTTAGCCCACTCATATATTAATGATTGTATAACCAAAGGTGACGATGTTGTTTTGTCGAATGTAGCAAAACATGTTTTTCCTGCTGATAGTGATGAGTTTTTTGAATATGCAAGCGAAGGGCATAATTTGTCAGGAATTTTGCAAATAAGTAAAACAGAATTAAAGGGATTTAAGAAATTTAGTAGTAGCCGAAAGGACCTTTCAATTACTTTTGCAAAAGCTTTGCTGAACGATAAAATTAAATTTGAAAATGATATACTCAAGATCGACAGCTCATTACTGTCGGATAGTTTGGTAGCAGAACTTAAAGCAGCTACAACAGCAAGCAATTCAGATGAATAGAAATGACTATGAATCCAGTACAAATTTATCGTGACATCTTTCTGTCTATGCAAGACAGACAGGAAAGTTGTGACCAATTTGTAAGCTGGATGGAACTAGATGCAGACAAACTTGCTTCTCTAAAAGCTTTAAATGCATACTCATTGGCTGCTGGCAGCCTTGATGTAAAAGTTGAAGGGAAGCAACGTGGATCAGGCGTAGATTTAGAGAGAATTCAAAGCAGTCAATTTAATAGTAAATACATTTTTGAAGTTAAATTAAATAAAACTAATATTAATTTGGGACACGATTTCATTGTTTGTGATAGCTGGAATACAGTTCTTAAATACGAACATTATATAAAGAATCCTATAAAGAAAATTTTTTTAACAGATGTCGAAGATTATTTTGATATTGACTCTAGTGATAGTAAATATAAAAATTATCTTGCCATGGGTGAACTATATTCATTCATTAACTTTTTGTCTGAGGAGTCTAATGCAGACAAAGATTGTATTTTTTATAATCGTAGTTATAAGTTTAAAATTAAAGCTTGTGAAGATGATTTAAATTATCCGATTGATACTAAAAGCTTAGGTAAGTTCAAACATCAAGATATGCACCGAGAGGCTATTATTAATCTGATGTGCAAAGAATTGACGTCTTTTGTTAAAGACGAAATTGAAGATGTTAGATTTAGCTATCTTATTCGTAACTTGAATCCCTTGATTACGAATATCAATCATAGTTATCAAAGCTATGTAGAGGATTACACCTTTGATAAGGTGAGAAAAGAGTATAAAGAAAAGAAAACTGAATACATCAAAAAATTGAATGATACTTTCGATTCTGTCGCTACAAAAATGTTTGCAATACCAGCAGGTATTTGGTTCGCTACAGCCCAAATGACTACCATGAAAACTGTTAGTAGTTTTATATATACCAAAAACTTCATTGTATTAATGACCGTTTTATCAATGATATTTATTATGATTCTTAATGTATATGGGCAACGTAATACACTTAATCAAGTGAAAGAAGAGTATTTAGATATTTTTGATGAATTAGAAAAAAAATTTGAAGATGTAGATGCAGAAATTAGAAAAATAAAAGGTGAAGTAAATGATAAGTTCGATAGAGTAATGTCTTACATTTATGTGGCGATTATTATTTGTGTTGCATTAGGTGTGTATACGGCATACCTTTTTTATCAAAGTAGTATTGTCTAGAAATAAAAAAGCCCTGAAAGGGCTTTTTTATAGATCAGTATTTATAAAAAGAGAAATCCACTATTTGAAAATTAAAATATGATGTAACCAGATTGTGAAACTAGAATTTTCCCTCTAAATGCCATTTTTAAAGTGTAAACAAGTGACAATTTTAGCGATAAAAAGTGTGGCTATTTAAATTTAGATAGACGGCCTTTGGTAGTAATTAGACTTTAAATTTCAATCAAACCCATGTATAGCAAGGCTTTAGCTAATTTTGATAAATCCCCGTTCTGTCAACCTAAAAAATGATTTCGTCTAGCTACGTCTAGCAAAACTTGGCCACATTTTAAATTGCTTCAAGTTGTGTGCCATTTCCACCAATCCGTCTAAAAATAATGGTAAAAATAGCCATGTATTTTGTTGTACAAGACAGGTGCAATTTACTTGGACAACTTTATGTTTTAAACCACATCCAAATTTAGTGGAAAGCCTTATAGACCGAGCATCAAGGGGATTTTAGAGAGGGCTATAAAATGAAGTTTTGTCCAAGTACGTCCAAGTAAATCCGTACAGCTACGTACAGCAAGATAGGAAAAAAGAGATTAAATCTTGTTATACAAGAGACAAGCAATTTACCTTGACAGACCGATATTTAAAACAGCCTGCCTATTCAGCTAAAGGCCTTATCAATAATGAATTACAGTCAATTTTAGTAAAGTTTTAAAAGTGATATTTCGTCAAGGTATGTCAAGGTAAATCCGTATAACTACGTATAACAAATTTAGGTTGTTGAATCGGAAATTCACCCTTATAGATTTGAAATCTAATAGGGAGATTTCTATATCTCTTAATCTATAGCATTACGTATCACAAAATAGCCTTAAATCTTGTTGGACAAGGCAAACTAAAAAGCCCTTAAAAAACCAACTCAAATCTAAGCTATATAGGGAGTATAGCGATTCAACTAGAACCTTGTTTTGTCCAACTACGTCCAACAAGTAAAGCGGATTTGTCGTTCTAGGAGCATGCAATATTCCCCAGTAATCAATTAAAAAACATGCCTAAAAACATGGATAGTTTTCTATTCCATCAACGTGAATGGCTTATTTCATCTAATTAATTTTTGCTTTACGGCGTATTTATGAAAAATGCCATCTATGCCAGTCATAGCAAGGCATACAGGAATTTAATGAAATTGATTTCGTAAAACTACGTAAAACAAAACGGCCTTAAATTATTCTTTACAACGTTTATTCAGCTATCCTTGATAGGACACCAGTAGAAAGACCATTAAAATGACCTTGAAGCTATATACAACAAGGTTTATCGCTATTTTAAGGAATCTCATTTCATCAAGGTACATCAAGGGAAACATGTCTATTAAGCTTCATCACTGGCGAAAGTTAAAAAACAATTCCACGTTTTAAATACAGTGCCTTACTACGAGAAATTCGTAGTAGCTACCTAGATAAAAGATTACGTTTTATTAAGAGCAAATGATAAGAATTGATAAGGTTTTATCGGGTTTTAGGTGCGTCCAATGCCGGATTAACATTTGAAACCAAAGGTGAGCGCAAAATTGCGTTGGCTAAATCCATGTTTTAAAAGCAAAGCTCAAAATTGAGCAACGGTATTCAACAAAGCGCAAAATCGCGTTTTGCAACAAACACGCGCGCGCGAGAGGGATGCTTCAAATATGGTTTTAAGGCTTAAAATCCCAATAGAGCTACAGTGCGATTATTCGGGCGGTTTACTTCTGCAAATAACCTGAACATAGGGATACCCCCCACCATCTAAATCCTCAACTTCGGCAATGTACACGCGACTGGATGCACGTATCTGCAATCGAAAGTATTTCGTGATTTTTATAACTTGCTCACACTTAAAACGCGACCAAGCTACTTAATCAGCCACTTGAACGGCTAAGTTAATTCAAGATTTAAAATCCAATCACCAAATATGGTTTTGCGCTCAATAAATTTATTAAAGCCAAATAACGAGCCTCATAATCCGATCCACTAAAAGGAGTGTTTTTAACTCCTGAGTTCGTCACCCAGCATGACAACTAAACTCAGAGAAATGCCCTAGTAACAAATAATTTGTACACTATTGTGTACACTGTTATTTTTTGAATTGAAATTAACTTTAAAAAACAATTATTTGTTTTATCAGTTCAATTGACGCCATCCCACCAAAATTCGTGAAAAGCCCTGAAACGAAAGTTTCGGGGTTTTTTGTTTTTAAGATTCAAATTAAATAATAAAAATCTAATTCTTTAGTATAGAAATTAATAAAAATCTAAATTTTTTTTTTAATTATAAATAGAAGAA